TTCACCTTCGTCGTCCATGCCTAGGTCTGCCATCATGTCGTCTGTTTTGTCCATGTCCATTGGATCAGCTTCTACTTCAAACTCATCTAGGTCAAAACCTTCTTCAACTGTTTCGTCATCTGACTCGTCTAGATCTTCGTCAGCTGCTTCATCTACTTCTTCGTCAGCTGCTTCATCTACTTCTTCGTCAGTAGCTTCTTCAACTTCAGCTTCGTCTTCTAGTAAACCTTCATAGATATCACGTGACTTTTCAACTACAATCTCGTGGAATAATTCTTGTGCTGCTTCTTTGTCTTCGTTGACAAGAAGCTCTAGCATCTTTTCAAACTTATTTTGATCTGCCATTTTTAACTCCTATAAATGTTGTGTACACAGAGGATGCATCAAAGATACTTCCTTTGTGGGGCTGTCAATATATATTTACTTTATTTTAAGAAAAGTACATAGAAATAGGCTCAAAACGACTTGTTTTGATTAATATTACAAAAGATCAAAGATTTTATTAAATTCTTCAACTGTAATATGAGTTAAATTGTTAATTTTTGAAAATTCTCGTGGAATAAACGGATCCCTTTCTTCTACTACTCTTATATATCTCTTTTGAGGATATTTCTGGCATGTAGTACATGTTTGTTTTAACCAATTTCCGTGATATGTTGCAGGTTCGTGATTTTTTTTATAATTTGGTGTACTTGCGTATACATTGTTGACTTTATTGTCTATTCCTTGATAATCAAAACCAATTATGTATATATCTTGTACATCGTGTGTACTTGCAAGCCACAATGCAGTTGGACCACTACTCCACCCTTTACTAGGATTAAAAAAGTTAAATCCGGTCATTTTATTAAATGCGCGATTAGGATTAGTCCATACTGTATTCTTATGTTGATATCCTGCTTTGTTTATTTCTAAGATCATTTTAGTGTCAACAGCAATTAAGAAATTAGGTTTGAAATCTCTATATAAAGCATTACATCCGTATATAATACCTTTATTAGATAATTGTGTATGATCTATATTTTTACGACTAGTACCGTTTCCTAATACAAAAGCAATTTTATTTTTTGATTTAGGTGTAAACTGTAAAGGAGTTGTTGTTACTTCGGATTGTTGTTCAGGTTTTTTAATTTTTTGATCGTTTAATTTTCTTGCCCTGCGCTCGTCTCGAATCTTAATCCACTCTTCTTTAGTGTATTGAGACTTGTCTATTTTTGCCAATTATTATACTCCGGCAGCTTCTGCGTTTGCCGTTAGTCCATACATCTGTTTAACAAACTCAAGTTCTTTTAACTTTTCTTCATTGTGTAGTTCAGATGATTTTCTTATTTTTTGAATCTGTTTTAAACTTAGTCTTGTCTTGCGAGTATCATTCTTAGTCATCGGTGAGTCGTCAGAGTCTGCATCGTAGCGTTTATCATCTACAGACTCAACCGTCTCAGGATCAAAGTAAAATAATTCTCGTAGTATCATATTATTATTTATATCGTTTGTTCAGTTCCTGAACTAGAAGCTCCTAGCTCAGTGCCTGTTACTGTTTCAGGACCTGTATCTGTGCCGCCGTCTTCGGCGTCAGTTCCGCTATCTACTTCGTCTTCTAAGTTTCCTAAGTCGTTACTGATTCCGCCGCTACTAATTCCTGCATCACGCATTTCTGCGCCAGCTTCTCCCGGAATTGGAGATAAGTTTTCCTCATTTTCTTCGCGCCACAAACGTTCATTTTCAGCAAGTTCTTCATCGGTCATTCCTAAGAAACGTTGCATTGCAAAGCGATTTGAAATATAAGGTATTGCACTCATTTGTGTGTATGTTGGCACACGAGCATTATCAATTTCACTCTGTCTATATGCTGCAAAGTTCTGCGGTGGCTGAAACTTAAGATCAAACATTGCAACGTCAACGTTCATTCCTTTTTCTAACAAATAACGTTTAAACTCTGTGTCAAATTCTTCAACTACTAAGTTTTGCAAACGTTCACAATAGGTATTGAAGCGTAGCTCTTGGATATAAGCTGTGCCCACACGTCCATCATTGTATTGTGCTGCCGAATCATCTGCTCCAGTTGGCAAGTACGAACTTGGTATACGTAATCCGCGTACCAACTTATTAGTAAAGTATCTAAGGTCATCAATTTCTCCTAGGTTAGTACCGCCTGGAAGTGTTTCAACCTTTGAACCTCTACCTTCAGCAGTTTGTGGGAAAAAGTAATCTTCGTTGATTGACAGGGGATTGTATGAACTGTCTATGACATTTTGGCCTCCGCCTGTTGACGATGGGATACGTCTTTGGTGTATTTCCGTTTTAACACGTTCCACAAATTGCATAGCAAGGTGTGAAGGCATGTTGCCCACATCAACGTAGAATACTCTGCGCTCTGGCGCTCGTTGTACACGATAGATAATAATCGCATCTTCAAGCAATTCTTTTTGCTTATATACCTTAAACACAGTTTCTAATAAACTGTTACCGAACGGATAGTTTTGGTCTAGGCCTTCTGATAAACTTAAATGTACCACGTGTTCTGCATTTACTGTAACTTCAGCATCGTCTGTTGTAAACCTCGAACCTCCCATGCTAGACTGTGGTTGTCCAACCATGCCTCTTGCTCCGCCGGTTGATTGGTATTGTCCGCCGCCGCCACCGCCTGTTATATTTCCATTAGTTACTACTGGTGTGGTTGCAACGCCATCTTTAAAATTAAAATTGATATTTTTAATTACATACTGTTCTGGCACTTTACCTTCTGATTCGTTTACAATAATACGTGTTACATTTGCAGGATCAACATGAAACCAACGCTTAGTTTCTGGATCTCTTAGGAAGAATTGATCTCCCATCTTAAATATATTACGAAGAATTCTAAAAATCTTTGTTTCAAAATTTTGCAGTTTGTTCCATTGCTGTAAATATTTTTGAACAATAGTAACTTCAGAGTTGGTTGCTTTTTGTTTAAAGTCAATTATAAACGGAGTATTGTTTTGTTTATTTTTCTGTGTGCAAAATTCAGCAAGGATATCAAGTGCAGCATTAACTTCTGAATCTTGATCCATTGTGTTATATTGCCCATAACGTTCAACTCTGTTGGGTGAACCTACATAAACATCAGGTAAGTAGCTTGAATAGTTGGATCGCGCTGGTCCTGCCATGTTGCCGCTATTTTTTGCTGTAAACGGACTATAACTGCCGTTTTGATTATCGCCTGTTGGTACAGGTGTAAAATATTTTTTCCAACTCATTTAATTCTCCATTAGCCCGGTAATACACTTACTGAGCTTGTTGCAATGTTACCATTTGCTAAATTTTTTGTATTTCTCTGTACGCCTGCTTCAATATCTCTAATTTCAGATAAGACAGCTAATACCGATCCCATTGTAGCGTTTAGTTGATCACTGTTGCTGCTGCCGCCGCCTATTGAATCCATTTTAGCTACTACATCTCCTGCGTTAGTACCTGTACCTGCGCCAAATTTGTTATCTTTAGCAAGTTCGTCATTTAATTTTCTGAGAACTTCTACTAAAGACTCCATAGCACTAGTATACGTTCTAACACCGTTGATGTCAAGTCCTTTTTTCAATGTTTCAAGATTATTTTGTAACTCTGGTATTGAAGCAAATGCCTGCACTACAGATTGCGTCTGTTGTAGTGCTGATAGTCCTGTTTGTGCTTGTGTTGGGTCTAAACTTTCAGGATTAGGAGCTTCAGGAGTTTCTACTGATGCTGTCTCGTCGCCTTCTTCGCCAAAGAATGATTTGCCCTCACCACCTAACCATTTTGGTAGGTACTGTTTAAAGTTTGGCATTTCAAAATCAAACGTAAAGAACCCTTTAACTTTATCAATTATACCTTTGAACAAATCTTTTATGCTCGGTATTGCTAAATCACCAAAACCAAACATACCTGTTACTGTTTCCCATGCTGTTGTCAACAATCCTGATATTGAAAATCCAATAGCATCTTTTCCCCATGTAAAGAATCCTTTAACAGTTTCCCATGCTTTTGATGCCAGTGCAGATATACTAAATCCTTCTTTTCCAAAATCAAAGAATCCTGTGATCTTAGTCCATGCTTCGCTTATTAAAGTACTGATAGCATATGTTGCTTCACCTTCTCCAAAACCAAACCAACTTGTTACAGTAGTCCACACTCTTTTTCCAACTTCGCTTATACTAA